AGTTCAAACTTTCTCCAGAGCAATATGCTATGGAATTAACTAAATTGGAGTCCCAAAATGGCTGAAAATAGAATTCCCCGTGAAGTAGATGATAGAAAACAAGCGGAGCGCCCTAAACAGTGGCAAGCTCCCGAGCTTTTACCAGAACCTGATAAAGAGCCTGGTTTTGCTTATAGATGGATTAGAGTTTCAACGCTTGACTCACCAGACCCACGCAATCTTAGCGCTAAGCTTAGAGAAGGCTGGGAACCTGTAAGAGCAGAAGAGCAACCTAAATTTCAACTGTTAGTCGATCCCTCTAGTCGTTTTAAAGACAACATAGAGATTGGCGGATTATTACTTTGCAAAACACCTAAAGAATTTGTTGAGCAAAGAAAAGCACATTATGATCAGCAAACACAATCACAAACTGATGCTGTAGATAATAATCTTATGCGTCAAAACGATCCTAGAATGCCTCTCTTTAACGAGAAAAAATCTACGACTAGTTTTGGCAAAGGTTAATTTTTTTAATTAAGGAGTTTTAATATGGCTTATCCAACAGTCAATGCCTCCTATGGCTTACGCCCAATCAACAGTGTAGATGGCAAACCCTACGCTGGTGCAACCCGTCAATTGCCAATTGCAGGTAATTACAATACTGCAATCTATTACGGGGATATTGTGGCTTTAGTTGCAGGCGGTACAATAGCTTTATCAGCAGTTACAACTGATTCTACATCTTCAGCAGCTGACTACACTTATGGTGTATTCATGGGCTGTCAATATGTAAATTCACAAGGTCAAACAGTTCAAGCTCAATACTATCCAGGCACAGCAGTTTCTGATGCTATTGCCTATGTAGTTGATGATCCTATGGCTGCATTTAAAGTAGCTGTAATTACAAGCGGTAACGTTGTTTCAACAGTTACTAACGCAAGTGTTGTAGGTACTAACTTAGCAGTTGATGCAGGTGCAGGAGGCAGTACAACTACAGGTAATTCTAGTGTTGGCGCTCTTCAACCTAGTAACTCTGCAGGTGCTGCAGCAGCTTTACCATTACGATGCGTTGAAGTTGTAACAGGCACATCATACGTTAACAATTCTGGTGATGTAGTATATCCAGAAATTGTTGTTAAATTAAACAACCCACAAATTACTCGCCCAACAGCGATTAATTATGTAGCTTAACTAAGGAGAATAAAACATGGCTATTTCACGTGCACAGCTCCTAAAAGAGCTATTACCAGGACTTAACGCATTATTCGGTTTAGAATATGCAACGTACGGACAAGAACATAAAGAGATCTATGAAACAGAGACCTCAGAACGTTCTTTCGAAGAAGAAACAAAACTTTCAGGCTTTTCAGCAGCACCTGTTAAAAACGAAGGCTCTGCCATCGCTTATGACAATGCTCAAGAAGCTTGGACTGCTCGATACAATCATGAAACTATCGCTCTTGGCTTCAGCTTAACTGAAGAAGCTATTGAAGATAACTTGTATGATTCTCTATCAGCACGTTACACAAAGGCTTTAGCGAGAGCTATGGCTTATACGAAACAAGTGAAAGCTGCTGCTGTTATTAATAACGGTTTCAGTAATTCATACCCAGGTGGTGATGGTGTATCATTATTTAATACAACTCATACCCTTGTTTCAGGTGGATCAAATAGTAACACTCAATCAACTCCAACAGACTTGAACGAAACAGCACTTGAAAATGCTGTTATTCAAATCTCTCTTTGGACTGATGAACGTGGTCTATTGATTGCTTCTAAACCACGTAAGTTAATTGTTCCGCCATCATTGCAATTCGTTGCAACTAGATTGCTCGAAACTGAACTACGTGTTGCTACAGCTGACAATGATATCAATGCAATTAAGAACAATGGTTCTATTCCAGAAGGTTACACAGTTAATCACTTCTTGACAGACACAAACGGTTGGTATTTAACAACTGATGTTCCTAACGGCATGAAGCACTTTGTTAGAACTCCATTACAAAACTCTATGGATGGTGACTTTGACACAGGTAATGTTCGCTATAAATCACGTGAACGTTATTCATTTGGCTGGTCAGATCCTTTAGGTATGTACGGATCACCAGGTGCTTAATAACACCTAGTAGTAAAGAGCCCACTTCGGTGGGCTTTTTATTTGATTAAAATGATTGGAAATAGTGGTATTTCAACTAAAAATATAGTAATATATACATATCCAGGAACACCCTGGTTTATTAGACTGTCCTGGCAGACGCATACAAGACTAATAAACTTAAACTTTGTATGAAGGAAAAATCATGGCAAACACAACCTTTTCGGGTCCAGTGATATCTAACAATGGTTTCATTGGTGGTACAGCTTCTGACCCTATCGTAGTAACAACAGCACAAAATATCAATAAATCATACGCAACAACATCAGCAGTATCAGGCGATACTCGTTTAGTATATGACAAACTAACATTCACAGCAGCAGGTTCTGGCGAAACATTAAGAGCTTTCTCAGTAGTAACTACAGCAACAGCAGCGGTAGGTGGCACAATCAATGGTGCTCATATTTCTCTAGAAGTAGATGGTACTGGTGCAATTTCTGGTGCAGGTAACGCAATCAGAGCTACTTTAGGTGGCACAAAAACATCTCAAACAGGTACATTATCAGTCATTCAAGCTGATACTAACTTTGGTGCAGGTGTTACAGTTCCAGCTTCAGCATCATTTATTAGAGTAACAGATTCTGGCGCTACTACAGGTGCTATTACTAACCTCTTTAACTTACCCTCAGCTTTAGTTCCAGTTAAGTCAGCAGCGGCAGTGTCTCATACAATCAAAATTATGGTTGGTAGCACTCCTTACTACTTAATGGTTTCTAACGCACAATAATGGAAATAACAAAAGAGTTTCTTTTGTCTGAGATAAAGCGCCTTGAAAATGAACGTAACCAAGCATCAAGTTTTGTTACAGCTTCTCAAGGCGCCATTGATGCATATACTGCGTTGGTGGAAAGATTAGACGCCAAAGAAGAACAAGGAGATTAATTATGATGCAATATGACGTTAAGTCCGTACACAATACAGCATCAGGTGTATCTGTAGACTTCCGCACTCGCTTAAAAGGCGTAGTTATATCACCTCAAGGATCTACTACTTACAACGTTTCATTTTGTAATAATGTAGCTCAAACAGGTACATACGCCAGAGTATCGCCATCAACTACATTAACCGTAACAATCGCAAATCATGGTCTTACTACGGGTCAAAGAGTTGTTTTAAGCTTTACTTCAGGCACAGGCTTATCAGATACTTATACTATTACAAAATTAACTGCTAATACATTTACTGTAACTACAGTAGCTTCTACGTCAGCATCAGGTAACGTAACGATGTATGCTACAATTTTAACTGAGCTTGACTGCTCTACAGGTACTTCGTTTTATACACTACTTCCTGGTGAAGGCATTGTTGCTCAGACTGGTATTTATACATTTATTCCCGTAGCTACAATAACTACAACAATCTTTTACGGATAAGGACTTATTATGGCGATGCAATATGATGTAAAGTCTTCCCATGCAAGTGCATCAGGACAAGTTGTTGATTATGAAGTTAGATTAAAATCTATTACAGTAACAAGTGGAACTTCGTCTGCAAGAGAAGTGGCTTTAGTTGATTCTACGACTGCTATAGCAGGTACATGGGATAGACCCGCAGGAACACCAGGTCCAATAACTGTTACAATAACTGTAGACCCAACCACAATACCAGATCCTGGTCTTGCTACAGGCGATAGAGTAGCTATAGATTTTTCTGGCTCAGCTATGAGAGATGGGGTTTACGAAATAACAGTTACGGGCAGTACAACAATCACTGTGCAATCACTTACAACTGGAGCTGCATCAGGAACATGTAGTATTTATACAGAAAATAATATTCTTTTAGAAGTAGATACTTATAGCACTGTTGGATTACCAATCCTTATTCCAGGTGAAGGTATTAGATGCCGAAATGGTATCTATGCTGTATTAGGTTCTTCTGTAACAGCTACATTATATTATGGCTAAAAAAAGCGTATCCCTAGCAGTAGGACGTGGTGAAAAACTTCCTGTGTCTAAAGGCGCAGGGCTCACGGCTAAAGGTCGTGCAAAGTATAACGCAGCTACTGGGTCAAACCTAAAGGCTCCTCAACCACAAGGTGGCGCTCGT